GCGTCGCGAGCTGCAACCCGCCCTTCCACTGCCCTTTTAAACAGGAATTCACAATGGCAACTGACTATCACCACGGCGTGCGCGTTATCGAAATCAACGAAGGCACGCGACCGATTCGCACCGTATCAACGGCCGTTGTTGGCCTCGTCGCGACCGGCCTCGATGCGGACAAAGATATGTTCCCGCTCGATACGCCCGTGCTGCTGACGAACATTCAGGCGGCGATCGGCAAGGCGGGCGACAAGGGCACGCTCGCGCGCACGCTCGAAGCAATGGCCGCACAAGCGAAGCCGGTCACTGTCGTCGTGCGCGTCGCTGACGGCATCGACGACGATGCAACGACGAGCAACGTAATCGGGACTACGGCGGTAGGCGGCGGATACACCGGCATGCAAGCGCTGCTCGCCGCGCAATCGAAACTCGGCATCAAGCCGCGCATTCTCGGCGCACCGGGACTCGATACGCAATCCGTCGCGACGGCCCTCGGCTCGCTCGCACAAAAGCTGCGCGGCTTCGGCTATGTGTCGGCGAATGGCTGCGAAACGAAGGAAGCGGCGACCACCTACCGCAAGCAATTCAGCCAGCGCGAGCTGATGGTGATATGGCCGGATTTCTTCGGATGGGATACGACCGCGAACGCGTCGACGAAGATCGACGCCACGGCGATCGCGCTCGGCCTGCGCGCCAAGATCGACGAGCAAACGGGCTGGCACAAGACGCTATCGAATGTCGGTATCAACGGCGTCACCGGCATTAGCCGCGATGTGTTTTGGGACTTGCAAGACCCCGCGACCGATGCCGGATATCTGAACGAGGCAGACGTAACGACGCTCATCAACTCGACCGGCTATCGCTTCTGGGGTTCGCGTACCTGCTCGGATGATCCGCTGTTCGCGTTCGAGAACTACACGCGCACCGCGCAAGTGCTGGCCGACACGATGGCCGAGGCGCACATGCAGTTCGTCGACGTGCCGATGCACCCCTCGCTCGTGCGCGACATCATCGAAAGCATCAATGCGAAATTCCGCGAGCTGGTTTCAAACGGCTATCTGCTCGGCGGCTCGGCATGGTTCGACGATAGCGTGAACGATAAGGACACGCTCAAGGCCGGCAAGCTCGCGATTGATTACGACTACACGCCTGTTCCGCCGATCGAAAACCTGATGCTGCGCCAACGCATCACCGATCGCTATCTCATGGACTTCGCCGCGCGCGTCACGGCCTAACCAGGAGCATTAAAAATGGCATTGCCGAAGAAACTAAAGAATTTCAACCTGTTCCAGAACGGCGAGAACTTCGCCGGCCAGGTGGCCGAAGTGACGCCCCCGAAACTGACGCGAAAGATGGAAGCCTATCGCGGCGGCGGCATGAATGGCCCGATCGATATCGATCAAGGGCAAGAGGGTATCGTGCTCGAATGGACGGCCGGCGGTTTCATGCGATCGGTTTGTGCGCAATACGGCATCACGAAGCATGACGGCGTGCAATTGCGTTTCGCCGGCGCATACCGCGCCGAGGACACGACCAAGCACGACGCGATCGAAATCGTCGTGCGCGGCCGTCACAAGGAAATTGATTTCGGAAACGCGAAACCGGGCGACGATACCTCGTTCAAGGTTTCGACGACTTGCAGCTATTACAAGCTGACCGTCAACGGCGAAACGGTTGTCGAAATCGACCTTATCAACATGGTCGAAAACGTCAACGGCGACGACCTGCTCACCGATCTGCGCAACGCGATCGGCCTGTAACGATCACAGCATGTCCCCTTTCCCGCCTGGTCACGCACCGGGCGGGAATCAACCGACTAACCTGAACAGAGAAAGAAATGACCGAACAAGCCAAGCAAAACACCGTAACACTCGACGAGCCGATCACGCGCGGCGATCAAACCATCACCGAAATCACGTTGCGCAAGCCGGCATCCGGCGAGCTGCGCGGCACCTCGCTCAATGCGCTCGTGAATCTGGACGTGGACGCGCTAAACAAGGTGTTGCCGCGCATTTCGTCGCCGACGCTCACCGAGTTTGATGTGCTCCAGCTCGACCCCGCCGACCTCGTGCAATTGGGGGTAGTGTTCGCCGGTTTTTTGCTGCCGAGGCGTGCTCAGTAGAGCACGGCATACCTGATCGGGTAGAAGAAGCGATGGCCGATATCGCGACGGTGTTTCACTGGACCCCGCGCGATATGTGCGACTTCACCCTCGTTGAACTGGCTGAGTGGCGCGAGCGGGCGCGCATGCGAAGCGGAACGGAATAGAACACGATGGCAAACGGTAACGACCTCAAATTGCGCGTGCTGTTCGACATGATCGACGGCGCAACGAAACCCCTGCGCAACATCATGAACGGTAACAAAGGCCTTACGAAGTCGCTGAAAGAGTCTCGCGAAGAACTCGGCCGGCTACAGAAGGCGCAAAAGGACGTTGCCACGTTCCGCGAAATGCGCACAGGCCTCGCCGGCACCGCGCGCGAGCTGGGCACCGCGCAGACCCGCGTTAAGGAGCTGGCCGCCGGCCTGCGCGCGTTCGGCCCGCCGAGCCGGCAAATGATCGCCGACTTTGAGAAATCGAAACGCTCTGTCGTGCAGCTCACGGCCGCACACGGCCAACAGGCGGCAAAAGTCGACGAGCTGCGCACGCGCCTCGGCGTCGCCGGTATCAGCACGCGCAACCTGTCGCAACACGAGCGCGAGCTGCGCTCGAGCATCGCCGCGACGACCGGCGCGATCGGCGGTCAAATGACGAAGCTCGAACAGCTCACGCAGCGCGAGAAGGCTGTCGCCGCTGCACGCGCGAAAATGGGCAGGCTGCAAGGCACCGCGGCGAATATCGCCATTGCCGGCTATGCCGCAAAGGCAACCGGCTCGCACATCATGGGCGACCTGTCCGAAACGCTCGAACAATCGAAGGCATTCGAAAGCGAAGCCGTGCGCATCAAGGCGCTCGGCCTCGGCGATCACGCGACCGCCGACGCCGTGAAGTATGCAAAGGCCATGAAGCAGATGGGCACGAGCACAACGGACAATCTGACGCTCATGCGCGACTCGCTCACCATCTTTGTCGACGAGCATCATGCTCAGATGGTGATGCCGACGCTCGCGAAAATGAAATTCACGAACGAGGCACTGTTCGGCGCGGAGGACGGGCACGCGAACGAAGAAAAGTTTATGAACATGCTGAAAGTGATCGAGCTGCGCGGCGGCACGAAAGACGAAGCAACGTTCAAAGACGAAGCGAACATGGTTCAAAAGGTGATTACCGCGACCGGCGGCCGTGTCGGCGGCGATCAATGGATGCAGTTCATTCAGACGGGCGGCGTCGCGGCAAAGCAGATGCGCAAAGACGCGTTTTTCTATCAGATGGAGCCGCTTATTCAGGAAATGGGCGGGCACGCGGTCGGCACGGGCCTCATGTCGGCCTATAACAACGTCTACCAGGGCAAGACGACCGTAAAGGCCGCGCGCCAACTCGTCGACCTCGGCCTAATCTCGAAAGGCGGCGTTGAATACAACAAGATGGGGCAGGTAAACCACTTCAAAACGGGCGCGCTGATGGGTAGCGACATTCTCAAGGCCTCGCCGCTCGAATGGATGGAAAAGGTACTACTGCCGAAGCTGGCCGCGAAAGGCGTCACCGACCCCGACAAGATCAAAGACACGATCGCAACGATTTTCACCAATCGCACCGCTGCAAACCTCTTTACGACGATGTACATGCAGCGCGATCAAATCCACAAAAACGAACGGCTAAACGCCGGCGCTGACGGCATCGACGAAGGGGCGGCGAAAGCGCACGACATGACGCAAGGCCGCGAACTTGAAGCGCTCGCGAAAATTCGCGACCTCAAGCTCGAAATCGGCCAGAAGGTTTCCCCGATCTATAACGCCGGCCTGTCACTCACGGCCGGCTTGCTCGATCGCGTCACCGGCTTTATGAAGGAGCACAGCACGGCCGCGCAAGTCGTGCTCGTGACGCTTGCCGCGCTCGCCGCGATGCTCGTCGGCAGTGGCATGTTTGCGATCGCGCTCGCCGGCGTGCTCGGCCCGATCGCGCTCGTCAGATTCAGTCTGACGACCCTCGGCATGCAAGGCGACATCCTCGCGCGCATGCTCGGCGCACCGATGGCCGCACTTCGCATGCTCGCGAGTGTCGCGATGTTCGTCGGCCGCGCATTGCTCGCGAACCCGATCGGCCTCGCGATTACCGCGATCGCGCTCGGCGCGTATCTGATCTATCAATATTGGGAGCCGATCAAAGGCTTTTTTAGCGGCCTTTGGGACGGCATCAAATCGACGTTTGCAGCTGTCGCTGGCTGGTTCGGCTCGCTCGTGTCGCAGTTTTCAGGGTTCGGCTCGAACATCATTGCCGGCCTCGTCAACGGCATCACCGGAGGCCTCGGAGCCGTCAAAGATGCCGTGATGAACGTTGCCAGCTCGACCGTTGGATGGTTCAAGGAAAAGCTCGGCATTCATAGCCCGTCGCGCGTGTTCGGCGAGCTGGGCGGGTTCATCACCCAGGGCGCGGCGATCGGCATGGAAGCCGAGCAAGGCCGCATCGCGAAAGCGG